CCGGGCTGTTGGGTCTGTTCGGTGTTGAACATCTCGCTCGGGTACTGCGGCGTCGGGTCATAGGGCAGCGTGACCGAGTTGTCTTCGTCGATCTCCCGGTCGGCGTAGCGTGCACCCTCGCGGTAGTAGTCCGGTCCCAGCGGGTGCGCGATCTCCTGCTCGTTCTCGGTCTCTTTGCCCTCTTGGCCGTACGTCGGCTTCTGACCGGCCTCACGAACGTCGGTGGCGTCGAACCACGCCTTGAATCCGTTGCCCGCCACGAGCAGTTGGGTCCGGCCCCGAACACGGTCGCGCTCGACAACTTCGCCGATCCCATGTGCAGTGTGGACAAGCATGTGCCGCCTCCTATAGGTGCCTCTCCCTCTTTAGGGCGGCAGGAGACGCGGACTTCCTAGATGTTGTCGTCGAGCAGCGGGAAGTCCATGTGCTGACCGGCCCAGTCGATTGAGATGCGGTCGAACACGATCGGGCCGGTGTAGGTCAGCTTCTGGATGGCGTAGGCAGCGGTGCAGTGGGGGATGAAGGGTTCGTGTTGCTTGTGCATGTTGGGCAGTACCGAGCCGCAGGCTTCAACGATCTGCTGACGCAGTGGGCCGATCTCTTGCGAATCTCCAATGAGGTAGACGATGCAGGGATCGAATTTTCCGGTGGGTCCGCCATCGGGGTTGAAGATCGCATGGCCCATCACACGGGCCTCGATGGCGTGGGTGTACTGGTCGGCCACTGACGCCACAGCCCGAGCGACAGTGTCAGCGGGCAGATCGGAGACATCCTCACCGAAGTACGCCAACGTGACGTGCATATCCTCAACGGGCTCACCACCTTCAACAACCAGGGCTTCGGCGAAATCGCGGCGCGGATACAACGCGCACATGCCGCCGGTCTGCTTAGCCTGTTCGGCATCAGCGGTGATGAGCTGATATGCCGGGTGCACCCACGCCGACGTGGAGCCGTAAAGATCCTGACTCACCGTTCGACACCGCAGTACTCGGAGCCTTTGACGAAGATCGGCAGCGAGAACAGCTCGGAGTCCTCGTGTTGCCACCATTTGATCCAGTTGCGGCGCAGCTGGTGGATGTCGGCGGTGGTGACCGCCGGGTCGACTAGCAGAGGGCAGGTGACCTCGTTGAGTTCGGCTACGGCACTGTAGCCGTGGCGCTGAAGGTAGGTGGCTAGGCTGGTGGCCTGATCGGCACTGGTGACCGGAATGGTGAGATAGCAGACGTCGGTGTCGTTCACGAGCGGGCCTTTCGTAAGCAGTGAAGTGGATGTTCAGTACTTCACTGCTGGTGGCCCGGTCCTATTTCTTGATGACGGTGTATCCGGCGCGGTCCATGAGTTTGAGGCTCTCCTGCGCGTTGCGCATCTTGGTGAGCTTGGATTCTCGCGGTAAATCTTCCCACGACGGGAATCGCTGCTCGAAGTCTTCGGCGCTAAGTGAGCTGGCAAGCTCGGCACGGAGCTGTTCACGAGACGCCTCCCACATGTCCCTCGTGAACTGCTGCATCGTCACCGAGGCTTGCTTCTGCGACGTCTTCGCCATCCTTGATGTCTCCCGTCTGTGGCAGTCCCACAGCCGAAGGGTCATCGAGAGTGAGCGCTTCGGCCTGGGACACCACAATGGTGCGTTTGATCCAGGCGTAGTTGCCAAGGAAGGCAACTCTGTCGAAGTCTAGACCAACCGCAGTCTTCGTCAATGCAACGAATAGCGCGGTGCGTCCCCCAGCCGCATTGAGGTCGAAGTTCTTGTAGGTGTCCCAGGCGACGGTGCCGTTGGGCAGTTTCAGTCCGTACTGGACGTGCTCTACGCCCATATCGGCTCTCTCCCGGTGACGTCACTGTACTGTTGCAAGAGATCGTCTAGAAGCTGTTTAGACTCCGGCGCGCCACCGTTCTGGATCTCGGGCCAGTCGGCCTGGATGTCGCGTTCGTGAGGGCTGTTGAGCATCTGGTAGAACGCTGGGTCCATCACCAAGTCTTCGACACGCGCCACACGGTGGCGGTCGGTGACCTCACGACGGCGTACCGCGCGTTCCACGGTGTCTGCATCGACGTCGAACCGACTGCCGCGACTCGATGGTCCGGTTTCCAGCCAGGTCTTCTTGCGGATGGTGTCACCGCTGCGTTTAGCGGCCCGCTTGCCCGTCTTTTTGGCAGCACGCGGCGCTCCAGCACGCATCTCATCGGAGACTTCCGGTCGGGCGTAGTTCGACGGCAGATCAGCCGGGCCGAAAGAAGGCGCTTCTTGTTCTGGTTCGGGCATGGGCGGGGACGGGTCTAGAGATGCCGAGTCCGGTGCGGGCACCGACCCCTGGCCGGGTGGCAGTGGCGGCGGCAGCGCCCCGACCTGACCGGCCGGACTGGCGGCTTTGGCCTGATCTTCGAGCATCTTGGCTTGCGTTTCCGCCACCTCGGCAGCCGAGAGCTGCTGACGCAGCACCAGGGTCTCGTTGAGGTAGCTGATGAGGTCCGGCGGGTAGGGCAGTTGACGTTCTGCGGGCAGGCGTCGATTCTTCTCGTCGATGACCTGCTTGGCCTTGCTCATCGCTTCGGCCTGCGCCACCAGCTTGTCGACGGTCTCCTCGGATTGACGCTTGAGTTCCATGTCGAAGTCAACCGGCAGGTTGATCGCCATCGACTTGTCCGAGACCGGAACGCCGGACTGCTTGAGTGTCATAATGAACTGCCGCTCGGTGGACTCGTCGCGCAGGTTCAGTGAATTGAACTTGACGTCGGGGATCAGCAGCTTGGGTGCGTTGACGACCTCATAGCGGCCGGTCATGGGGTTGTAACGCCGGACCTTGCGCCAGATCGGAACCCGAAGGCTCCCCTTCTTCTCGTAGGCGTAGAACTGCTGCGCCTCGGCGACGACCTCCATGCGCTTGCGGATGTGGCGAATCACCTTGCGCTGAAAGTCTTTCATGTTCAGCTCGCACACTTCGCGGTTCAGTGCGCTGGAGGCATAGGTACCTGCCGCTGAGGTGCCGCCCATGATGAGGGCCTGCCCGATGCCCCATGCCTGCATCAGTTGTGCCTGGATGCGGTCGTAGTCCTGATCCAGACGCGGCATCGCCTCACGTCCGAACACGTTCTGGATCTGTAGGCCCATGTGGTGGGTCATCAGCTTGAAGTCGGCCATGAGTGCGGACTGCATGTCATCGCGCAGATCTTGCAGATCGCTCATCGAGGGAATCCACGGTTCGCCGTCGCCCATGTTCTCGATGCCGAGCGTGGCCAGAATGAACGGCGCGTAGAGGCGGTCAGCGACAGCGTCTTGGGCGGCGTTGAGGCTTTCTTCGGACAGCAGCGTGCTGAAGCTGCGCATCAGTGGCGGCACGCCCCGGTTGTCCCACGGACTGACGCGGTTGACGATACGGCTCCACAGGCCCTCGTCGATGTCGATGCCGTCGTCTTGGGTGGCTGCTGCGATCAGCTCGGGGTAGTGCTCCTTGAGCTGTTCGTAGTCGTGCATGCGTTGCATCTGCTCAGACTTGCTCTCGTTGGAGCTAGTCGGATTTCGCAGGCCCTCGACCATGTCCTTGACGAGCAGCTGGACACGCACCTCGTCGACGAACGGACTCTTGGTCACCCGGATCATGTCCGGGTTGAGGATCTCCTCAGACGTCCAGGTGCCCAGCTCCTCATCGAAGTGACCCAGCGCGGTCACTTCGCCGGAGATGAAGTATTCGCGCGCAAGACTGTTCGGCAAAAAGTCTTCGTAGTCGAGATCATCAAAGAACAGGCTTGAAAAAAAGTCCTCCACGGATTTGTCTTCGCAAGAGAACTCAAGCCCTGTCAATGGGAACCGCGAGTAGATGTCAATGAGCAGCGGTACAAGGTTGTGCGTCGCGTAGTAGGCACGAGACCACATCCGCGCCTTGGACAGCTCCTCGTCGTCGGAGATGTTGAATGGAACGCCTTTGTCGGCCAGTGTGCCCAGCGGCTCGCGTATCTTGGGCATCGCCAGCTGAAGATCGGCCCCGGTGCGCTGCATGTTGGCCAGTCGTGAGCGGCGCATCTGCGCGGCAATGGATTTGGTGTCCTCAGCCAGCGACCCGTTAGTGACGGTGTCCTGCATTTTCTTGGCGGTCAGCCGTGCCTGCGTCGGCGACTTGGGCAGCGAAACACCGGCCTGACGCAGGCGATTCATCTCAGTCGTCAGGTTGGCAACCTGAAGTCCCGAGGCAGTGCGCCCACGCTTATCAACAATGCTGAAGCCAGGCTCTGATGAGGTCACGAAGCAACCGGCTCTCGCTCATTCACCTTGGCCAAACACACCTCGGTGTAATAACCAACGCGGGGTGATTCTTCGTTGGCGGGTTCGTCGATGACGACCGTGAAGGTGGGATATACCGGTGTACCGCCGTGCTGGAAGTCCATGTCGATCTCGGTCACTGTGCCGATGCCGTCATAGATTTCACCAGCGGTACGTGCTTCGACACGATCGCCGACCTTGAACGGCACGGTCAGTGACAGGAACTCCATGGCGCGGATCATCGAGCCGAGCGGGGTCTTGTCATCGACCACGCACTGTGCGCAGTAGCCGCGATCCAATGATGGCTCGACGTAGAAGATTTCACGGATGCTCATGCACCCGAAGCACAACTTTGTGATGGTGTCTCCCATTGCATCCTCTA